TGAATAATCAAATTATTTCAAGTATGGAAAAAGCACAACAAGGAGGCCGAAGGGAAGGAGCCGGGAGAAAGCCGAAGTCTGAAGAAGTAGAGTTAATAGAAAAACTTAAACCATTAGAACCGAAAGCATACGAAGCTTTGAAAGCTGGAATAGAAAAAGGGGACTTTAAATTTGTTCAATTATTCTATAACTATTTCGCTGGTAAACCTAGAGAGACGAAAGACCTCAATGTAAACCAAGAACAGCCTATCTTTTACCTAGGAGACGAATAGAAGCCTTCTAAGAAACTTTATGAGTGAATTTGTAGTAACTACAGCAATTAAAAAAATGAGCCGTCTAAAGGCTCGTAAAAGAGTAATTCAAGGGGGAACCTCAGCGGGAAAAACGTTTGGGGTTTTACCTTTGCTTATTGATAGGGCTATAAGGGAAGAGGGCTTGGAAATTTCTGTAGTGTCTGAATCAATTCCACACCTTCGAAGAGGTGCTTTAAAAGACTTCTTAAAGATTATGTTAATGCTTGGGGTATATAGGGACCACCAGTTTAATAAGTCGACTCTGAAGTACACTTTTACAAATGGCAGCTATATTGAATTCTTTAGCGTTGACCAACCGGATAAGCTTCGAGGCGCTAGGAGAAATGTTCTATATGTGAACGAGGCGAACAACGTTGCTTTTGATGCTTACAACCAACTAGCAATTCGGACCTCTGGCGAAATCTGGATTGACTACAACCCTACGAATGAGTTCTGGGCGCATAAACAAGTTTTAACAGACGACGACGCCGAACTGGTAATTCTAACTTATAAAGACAACGAGGCCCTTCCGGAGACAATAGTCAAAGAAATAGAGAAAGCCAAAACAAAAGCGAAGACTTCAACGTACTGGGAAAACTGGTGGAAGGTTTACGGACTTGGACAGACCGGTTCTTTAGAAGGTGTTTGTATTCCAGATTGGAAGGAGATGGAAACATTGCCAGAAGAAGCTAGGTTGCTTTCTGGGGGCCTAGATTGGGGTTATTCGAACGACCCCTCGAGTTGTGTTTTAATGTACAAGTGGAACGACGCTTTCATATTTGATGAGGTCCTTTATAAAAAGGGAATGCTAAATTCAGAGATTAGCAATTTTTTAAAGAGTAGCGAAATCACTACGCTTCTTTATGCGGATTCAGCGGAGCCAAAATCTATTGCCGAACTCAATTCGTACGGACACAATTTATTGCCAGTTTCAAAAGGCAAGGATTCTATTATCTACGGAATCAATTTAATAAACCAGAACAAAATATATGTGACCTCCAGAAGTAAGAACCTAATAAATGAGCTTAGGAATTACATTTGGTTAACAGACAAAGAAGGCAACAAATTAAACAAGCCAATCGACGCATACAACCACGCAATAGATGCAGCGCGTTATTGTATTACTTCACAACTAGAGAACCCGAATAAAGGGGAATATCATATTTATTAAAAGTTTTTTCTTTTTTTCTTGCGAGAACCAAAAAGGTTTCCGATATTTGTATTGTACAAAAACAAATACAGATATTATGACTTATCAAGAATACTTAATCTCAGCAACAGAGAACAACGGCAACTTCACAGTAGCGCCTAACGATACAACTGAAATAGACGTTTGTTTTTCTGAGTCCTTTATCAGAGTTAAGACATACAGATTTAAAAATCAGTTAACGCCAACAGATACGACATTACATTCGTCTTTATTCGGTATTTTTGGAAGACCCTCTATGGAGGACACCTTTAATAAAATAATGAGCGAAATAAAAAAATAAAAAAAAGTTTGCGTATTAAATAAATTCAATTTATATTTGTAGTGTACAAAAGCAATAAAGCTTAATACTAACAAAAACAGAAACACAATGACAACGAAACAAATTATCTTAGACACAATCACATTCAAAGGATTATTAGACAACGCGTTACAAGCTAGCTATATTGGAGCTGCTTATATGAGAACTGCAGACATCTTCGGACAAGAGGTAAGAATCTACACTAGAGACAGTGAGGTAGCGGTAATGAGTGACCAAAAGGACCCTATATGGACAGCTAACAATCACATAGGAAGCCAAGCTAATTTAGTTGAATGGTTAATGAGTAACGAAGACGATAAAAAATAATTTAAAAAAACAATCTTAAATTTTATCAATTATGTTAGAAAAGAATCTTTACAACGGCTGGACAAACTACGAAACTTGGAGAATTATGTTGGAGGTAGTAGATGGATTGGACTTAGGAGAAAACGCCACTTGGTCTGAAATTAACCACGCGGTGGAACTTGTATGCTACGATGGAGTAGAACACGCAAGCTTAGCTGAGAGCTTAATAACAGCTTTCTTAGCTGAGGTTAACTGGAGAGAGTTAGCAGACGCTCACAACGAGAAATACTAAAAATAATTAGCAAAATGTTTGGCGGTTAGAAATAGCCGCCTTATATTTGTCTCAACAAAACGAAACAGTTATGAGTTATATTGACAAAGAAATCGAAAACCTAGAAAGAAAAATGGTAAAGTTAAACGACGAAGAAAGAGCTATCTACGACGCTCATTTGAAAAACCTTAAAGACAGACTTGCGAAGATACAAGGCGCCCAAGGAACCTATAAGCCAACCGCTGCTTTCGACTTTGGACCAAGAGACAACTCTACTGGAGAATTCATTTAATATAATAGTTATGAAAAACACAATAGCCAAAACAATAATAGGAGCCTTAATACTAGGCTTATTTTTAACCGGTTTATACGGAGCTTTTAAATTGGTCTTCTGGGTCCTTCTTCAGATGTTAAAAAACCCACTCGAGACAATTATTTGTGGAATTGTTTTCCTTACTGTTTGGTGGTCACTTCTTAAAGCTTACGACCAATGGATAAAAAAATAAGGTGGTGCTGGAATAACGGAATTACCATTTACCCAAAGCCGGTTCCAAAGAGCAGCGGGGCAAAGTCTCCAAAGGTTAAAATAGAAATAAATTATAACGCTCAGATTCAGCAAGGAGCTGAGGTCTACAGCCAAGACAAAAAAGGGGCTGAGGTCCTTTACAATAAAATCCAAGAATTATACGCTTGGTATTATGACCGAAAAAATTAGTTAGTTAATTTATGTGTGTTTTTGTTCAAAGGGGTTCGTTTAACAGCGGACCTCTTTTTTTGTTTTTAAGATATGAAGTTGACTCTTAAAATTCCGGAGAATTTAAACGAAATAACACTGGGCCAATACCAAGAATTCTTGAGACTGGAAAACCCTAACGAAGAAGACGTTGTAAAAACGTTCTTAAACCTCAGCACTGTAGAAGTTGAAAGAATGCTTTCTTCAGACGTTGAAAGATTCGCGGCTCAAATTGTTTCCCTATTTAGTCAAGAACCTAAACACCAGCTTAAATTCGATTTAAACGGCCTCTCTTTTGGTTTTATTCCAAATATAGACCAGATTACCTACGGAGAAAATAAGGACGTTACAGCTTACATAAATGATTGGCAGCAAATGCACAAAGCGGCCGCTGTTTTATATAGACCAGTTTTAAGAAGACTGGGTAGTAAGTACGAAATAGAAGAATACCAAGGTTCACACAAATACAGTGAGACAATGAAAGAAGCTCCTTTGGGGGCTGTTATGGGAATGCTGGTTTTTTTTTACACTTTAACGAACGACTTGCTGCAAGCTATCCCGAATTATTTGGAGACTCAGACGAAGAAGGAACGAGTAGCGCCGGAAGTTTCTCAAAAACTTGGGGACCTTACCAAGAAGTTTACACCCTTGCTCAAGGAGACGTCCGAAGATTTGAAGAAATTACTAAACTACCAGTTCACACTTGCTTAATGTATCTGGCCTTTGAAAAAGAAAAAGCCGAGTTTGAATCTAAAATGATAAAAAATAAATTTATATAAATGCAAGGATTTTATAACGTTACCCAGAAAATAAAAGAAGCGCTTCTAGAAGACGCGTTTGTTAACACCGTAACAACTGGAGACATTTTCGAAGTTGACTTAAATAAGCAAGACATTTTTCCTTTGTCTCATATGATTGTGAACAGCGCCACAATGGATTCTAATATTCATACGTTCAATATATCGCTTCTTTGTATGGACATTGTCGACGAATCGAAAGACGAAGCTCAAGACAAGTTTATTGGAAACGACAACGAACAAGACATTTTAAATACTCAATTGGCTGTAATATCCAGACTTATTGAAAGACTCAGAAGAGGGGACCTCAGCACTGACCTTTACCAGTTAGCAGCAAGCCCAACCCTTGAGCCTTTTGTTGATAGATTCGAAAACAAACTAGCCGGTTGGACCGTGACTTTTGACGTTGAGGTTGTTAATGATATGACTATTTGCTAATGAAGGAGGTCGGCCAATATATGAATCGCTTTGCGAAATACGTTGTTCAGCAATCCAGAAGCAACTTGACCAAGGGCAAAAAGAACAGCTCTAAGGCACTTTATAATTCTATTGGATATGAGTATTCAGAAGAAAAAGACGGATTCTCTGTGACCTTCTCAATGGAGGATTACGGAATATATCAAGACCAAGGGGTTAAGGGAGCCAAAAGCACTTACTCAGAAAGTATAGGTTCGCCTTTTAAATACACTGGAAGGTTCAAAATGATTCCTATTGCTTCACTAGATAAATGGGCAGTCAAAAGAAACCTTAGAGGGACAAGGAGAAAAGACGGAAAATTCATTTCCAGAAAGTCTTTGAAGTACGCAATAGCTACCAGCATATACAACAAAGGAATAAAAGCAAGCTTATTTTTCACAAAGCCTTTCGAAAAGGCCTTTAGTAATTTACCAAAAGAGATTCTGGAAGCGTATTCCAGAGACATCGAAATCATAATGAATAAATAAAACAAGAAAATAAAGATGGCAAACGTACTACTTAGAAGCCCGTTTTATGACTACAGAAGTAGGGCTTCGGCACTATCTGCAAAGTTAGAATTAAGCATTAACGGAAACCTAGAATACACAATTTTAAAAGACGCAATAAGCAACGGGGTTTTGTTTGAACTTTCTGAGCTAGTTAGTGACTTTATAGAAATAAATTATTCCGGAACTTACGCACACCAAGGCGTGGTCTTTACTGGTATTATAACTTATTACGACGGATATAATGGAGGGGGTAACGTATTGGGGCTTACAGAGTCTTTTTCTCATATAGGACTGGAGGGTTATACTACGTTTCAAGAAGGTAAAAACTTCACTGTCTTGGACGGCGTTTTAATGCAGCCAAATACAATTGTATATATTCCAGAAAACACTTCTGGACAAATTCCTTTTATGGATTCCGGGGAAATAACATACCAGTCATTCGGTCCAACTGATACAACTGCAAACGTTGCTTCTACTGATATAATAATAAAAAGACTTTGCGACCCGGTTTACACACCTATAAAAGTAACGTTCGTAAACAAACTTGGAGCTTTGCAAGATGTTTGGTTTGATAAAAAAAGCATTA